CCAACAAACAGGTCTATGTTTTGTGTTTCTATACCTGAAAATACAAGACATCTTAGGTCTTTTTGTATACCGAAGTTAGGATCGTTTGGTCTATAAACCAAACGAGGATCTATTACTTTTGAGTTGTTCATCAAGTTTAAAAACAGTTGTCTCTGGCTAGAAGACAAAAGTGGTTTCATGTAAATATTACTATAAGTTAAGTTATCAGCATCACTTATAACTAGAGTAAATTCTCTACTAACAGCACTGAATCCAAATCTATCACGAACCAACACAGTAAAATTATAAACTCTATCCATGGTTGTAGTAGCGCCATCAAACGTTGTGCTACCTGAGTCGAAGAAAGTCAATCCAGGTGAGTCAGCTGTTCCATTTATTGGAACTTTTCCAACAATCTCACCGTCGTTTTTTAAGGTCAAACCATAAGGAAGTTTACCAGAAACCAAGTTGTAAATCAATACAGCATTGGGCACACTGGTTTCTGCTTTAACAAAAAGTGTGCTGATTCGGTTAGCATTTAGGGTTCCTAGATCTGCGTCAGTTATCCAATTAATGACACTATCAACTTCGCCTAGTAATTTAATAGTGAATGTTTTTTTCTTTGACGAAACTTCCACTTCTGCTCTAGGAAATGTAACACTGAAAAATCCGCCAGTGTAAGTTCCAAAACTTATTTGAACACCGGACGCATAAGATCTTGATAGCGGAATTTCTAACTGTATTCTTTCATAATAATCCATCTCACTGAGAATTATTGGAGAACTGTCAGCTGTGTGAAATAAACTTTTAATAAAGTTGGTATTTCTGTTTTCAGCTGTAGCAGGCAGCACCAATGTTAATTCAACCACTCCGTGTATGTTTGAAACGCTGGATACGTATGCAGGGTGTTCTGCAGAGCCTAATAAAGATTCCAATGTTTCGTCAATGGTTCCAACTAGAGGTCCAGTTATGCTTGTAACTAGTTCTATGCCAACTGTGCTATCGTCAAGATACACTTTATATTCTATATAAGGATAGATTGACGTAATTGGATAGTATTCAGAATCGGAATAACGTATTTGTTTTCCTACATAGAATTTCTTATCTTGCTCCAACATTGTGTTTGCAAAAATATAATCTTGACTGGTGGTAGCAGATTTTTTAACTGTAATTGGTGTTGCTACTGGAGTTGGTTGCAATGCAGACGAAAGTTCAATTTCGTCCCAAAATTCGCTTTCTCCAAAAACGTTTTTAACTGTATAATATCGTTGTTCAACAGGTATTTCTTTTCCAATTAAAGACTGCAAGTCATCGATGCCGTCTTGAGTTCCTCTTGGAAGTTTTGCTATTCTAATTCTAGTATTTCCACTGAGTACTTCGGCGTTATAGGTTCCAAATACTTTTACAAATCCTTCACCTATATCAAATCTATCTGCTCTAATTGTAAATCTATAATCTTTTGTAACAGCAGGTTGATAAGGAACAATTCCTGCTACTTCGCCGGTTTCAGAATCTAACGTTACGCCTGGAGGGAATTTACTCTCTGATTCAGGATTTATAACTTCAAAATCTAGTGTACTGGTTGTTTGGTAATTTGTTTTAGGAAAGTAAGGCAACACTCCACCGATTTCGTAGCTGCCGTTTTCAATAATTTCTCCAGTAGATTTTAATCGATAAACTCCAGGATTAACTGGTTCTTGAAAGAAAACTATATCGCCTTCTAAAGTATATGTATCTAGCACGTCTAGGTATATTGTAATGTAATTGTTTGCACGTTTGATTCCTAAATCTGAAGGTGTTAACCACAGTGGAACTCTTGAATATGTGTTGTCAGAAGTAAACACTCCGTCAGCTGCTTTCATTATAGTATTGTCAGCTCTTAGGAAGTCGTCGCTGACCACATATATAGAAAACTTTCTTTTTGCAAACGAAACGTTATCAGTTACAGTTACTATAAATTCGTATGTTCTGTTTAGTTTTTTAGGAGCTCTAGTAGGCACGCTAAAGTCATAAACCTTGGTATCATAGTAATATGTATCTAACCCACTGCCACTAACAATTCCGAAGTCGAAAGGAAATAGTCCATACTGCCCTACATCGTACCCACCGGAATCAGCATTTACATCCAATGCCAATATAGGATCAACAATTCCGGTTATACGACCGTCCTTGGTTAATTTAATACCAGGAGGTAATTCTCCTTCGCCCTCAGCAATATAATATTCTAATGTGTCGCCAGCTGGTAAATCAGTATCGCTTGCTAAAAGCTGATAATTTATTAGACTGTTGTCAAGAATAAAGAGTGCTTCGTTGGATCCTACTGGCAATTTTCCTTCGGCAGTAATCCATTGAGGATTATCTGGTCCTTGCACAGTCATAACAAATGTTCTATCCAATACAGCACTGCCAAGGTTTGCCCTAACTACAAAGGTAAATGTTGTATCACGGCTGACTTCTAAAATAGTACCTCTGATTCTGTTCTGATCCAAACGCAATCCTGGAGGAAGAGAACCGCTTATAATAGAAGTGCTTAGATTTTGTACATTTGAAATAGGCAATATTATATCAACAGTATTTCTTTCTTCAAATGTGCCAAAGTTGTAATTGTTATTTTCGGTCCAGGTAGGGTAATTTTCTATGTATATAGAAAAGGTTCGATCTAATACCCCAGCAGAGTTTGATGCTCTAACAACAAATGTTTTTACTGTTATTTCATTTACAGGAAACGGTGAACCTGTAATTACATTATTTTCTAAAATCAACCCTGGTGGTAATGATCCAGTAATAATCGAAGTAGTTGCACTTACTGTAGGATCCAGCGGAAGAGGCAGATAGACTATTGCACCTTCAGGTATTCTAGCAAGCGTTGTGTTAGTTGGTACGGTCCATTGGGGTAACATATTATCTCCTTATACAATGCTACCAAGGTCAACATCCCCTGTCGCTGGCGCTGCAATTGTACCAAAATCTATTCCTGTTTGTAATATTACCCAATCCAAGATACTTTCTACTGGTTGATTTAATTCACCAAGATCGAATCCGTTGATGTATCTACCAAGTCTGTTTTGATAATCAACACCGCCGATGTTGGTTGTTAATAAATTGGTTGCGTTAACAGTGGTAGCAGTCAATGCGTTGATACCAGTGATATTTCTGTTATTACCCACCAAGTTTCCACCAAGCTCTGGGGTAGTATCCTGTAATAAGCTTCCGGTAATTGTAATAGTTTTTGTATTTTCGTTTGCTGTTACAGTAATAGCATCAGCACCTAAAATATTATAATTGATACCTGCACCCGAAATCATGCTACCAGAGTTCGTAACAATTGTAAAACGGCTTTCTGGCATTGTGTTTTCAACAACAATAGTATTATCTAACTGTGTTAGTTGTATATTGTTTCCGGAAACCAACCTTCTAAAATACAATGTATTGTTAGATGTATTTGCGTAAACTTCAGCGCCAGACGACCCTAAGTTGCTACCAGTTTGTTGTGCAATACCGTCCAGCAGCTGAAAATTTTGATTTATCTTAATAAAGGCTTCACGAAGATCGTCGCCGGTTCCGTCGTTTGCTGCATTACCTACATTGATATTTTGAATAGCCATTTTTTTATTCCTGTTTTTAGTATTTAGTGTAGATCGACCCATCCAGAAGTACTGTCGCCTCGGTCTCCAGCATATCCTTGAAACTTTCCTGTAGTAAGGTTGTAAATAAACATACCTTCTGTAGCAACTAATAAGTTAATTTGCTCTTGTGTGTATTTCACAGGTCCAGTATATAATTCAGTAAAGTTGCTGTTGATCTTGGTAAAGGCGGTACGTAACGGATCCCCGTCGCCTTTATTAGCACTAGTACCTACATTGATATTTTGTTTTGCCATTATACTCTTCCTACTACTACTTCAACAACGCCTCTACCGTCATCGAGTTTGTTTGCAACTGCTTTACCGATAACAGTACCTACTCTTGGATCATTGTCAGCGATGCCGTATCCTACTATTGCACTGGACACAATAAGATCACCTTTTTGCACTTTTCCAAGAACTTTTACAGGAACACGACCCTGCAACGCTACTCCAGCCACATGATCACCTTGCAATGCACTGTTCATTAGGTGTGCTGGATTTGTTGTTACAACACCTGCAACTCTGCGGTCGCCTTTAACATTGGTTACTGTAACTTCTTGTGCTCCGCCGAAAACCAATACTGTTCCTGGTTCGTAGTCAGCATCAGCAAGATAGTTTTCCGCTAAGTCGGCGTATAATGCTTCTGTAGCAGTACCGTTAAATGTTGTTGCATAAACAGTGTTCCAACGATTTCCACTCGCTCCTAGCATTTGCCCACTGTCAGTTGGACTGTTTGCATTTGGTACAATGTTTCCAGTAATTGACATGTTTGTTTTAACATTAAAAGATGGTGCACCAGTAGTGGTTGTTATATCAAGAATGTCAACTGGTGTTCCTGCATTGTCTCTTATTGTTAGTGCATCTGCTAGGTTAGTGGGTAATATAATTTCGTTTACTGTATTACCGCCTGCAAATGTAGCTTTGTTCAATCCAGTGATTAATCCACCTGTAAATCCAAGTGTATTGGTAGTGGGCGTCCATGTAAACCCGCTGTCTGTAAATGTCGACAAGTTACCCGACTGACTGGCAACAAAAGTAACAAAGTTAGGTGCAGCGTCAGTATTCTTTGCTGTAATTGTTGTGGTAGTTCCAACAGTAGCACTTGATGCATTACCGTTCAACGTCGCTGTAATAGTAGTTGGCAGTCCTACTGTAAATGTTCCAGCAGCATAAGATACTTCTACTTCGTTGGCTGTACCCTGAACTGTTAGACTTCCACCTAGAGATATTGCACTGGTTATAGCACCATCACCGAATGTTATAGAACTATTTGACAGTTTGTTGTTGGCAATCGATCCAGCTAACATTGCATTTGTGATACCACTGGTTCCAACAGTTATCCATCCGTTGGTTGCAGCAAACACACTGCTGTTAAAACTTGCAAGACCTAAGTCTGCTTGTGTAATGCCAGTAGCATTTGCTCTAGTGGTTGCAGCATTCATGCTTAGTTTACGTTGCTGTATAGCAGCATTTAGATTTACGTCAGCATCTACAATTACTTCAGTGGCAATAGCAGCTCTCAATTCGTTGGCTGCATAACTGAATGTCACATCGGTGGTAGCAGAACTGGTATCAAACGGAATGTTGACCCATTTGTTGGTGGCACCAGCTACATACGCAAGCAACTGACCTTCCAACGGAGTAGCAATTGCAACATCGGCTAGTTCGCTTAATTCGTTGTTTGCGTCAACGTAATCTTTGTTAACTGCGTCAGTTCCGTTTGTTGGAGTTGCAAGGTTTGTAATCTTGTTAGAACCTAAATTCAAGTTTCCAGATAGTGTGCTACCGCCGTCTAGTCTGACAGCGCCGCCCCCAATTATCTCTCCTGATGTTAGATTTGTTCCGCTGCGATTCCATCCAAGGCGTCTGTTTATATAGCCTTCAGTAGCAGTTTCTGTTGGAACGGCATTGCCTTTTGCATCAGTAAAGCTGTCGTCTGGAGAAAATTCAGTAACACGAACCCCGCTTTTGAAACCGATACCGTCGATGTTGGTTAACACTAGAGAAGCATTGAAGGTAACAGATCCTGTACCTTGGTCAACAGTGAAGAAGCGTCCTACACGGAAAAACCCGTCTTGGTCTGTGCTGGCAAAGAAACAACGACCTTTTAATCGTTCTTGTACTTGTGCTTTACTGCTGGTACCATTTTCGTCAACTGCTTCTTCGTCTGTAACCCAGTCAACAGTGGGTTCGCCATAAATTCTGTTTGGATAATTGCTGCTGTTGTATCCACCTGTACCAATATACAAGAAATCGTGACTGGTTGCACGACATGTAGAAATATTTACAGTAACACTTGCAGTTTCATTCTGTCTTAGTACAGCTTTGAGAGAGTTTGTGCTACCGATTGTGTTATCTGCTCTAAATGCAAGACCACTAACATATGCATCGTTGATACTGTATAAATCAACAAATTTGATTACCGCATATGCACCACTGGAATCTACTTCATATTCAGTAATTCTATGAGTTACACCAGCCCATGTAAATATCATGTTTCCGTTGTTAATTCTATTTACATCTATTGCATCCAGTAACTCTATAGCAATCATAGTATCGCCGGCATTAGCACCCATGGTTCCTGCACCGGCGTCGATATTTGCGTCACCTGCGTAATTGTTGTTGATGGTTAAATCTATAGCATCATAGTTTGCATCAATGCCGATTCTTTTAACACCAGTTGGCGTTGGAATAGCACCTACAATAGTGTTATCAAACGAAATAGTTCTATAGGTTTGTGTAGGCTGCTCATCAAATACTAGAGCAGTACTTGGTCTAGTGTTTAACGAAGCAGGTAGTCCATCTAGTAGAAAGCTTTGTTTGTCTCTGTAGTTACCAAAAGAGCCAAATGTAGTATTGACCTGTACACCTGCTGCTCCGGCTGTAACACCGCTGGATAGATCCAATCTCCAAACTTTTCTTCTTATTGCAGTATTAGTTGAATCACAATATGCTACAGGAACCTGAATATCAGTGGCTGATGCAGACACTACACCATATGGATAATACAATCCTGTTGAGTGCAGTATTTCAACTTCTGATCCGTTCATTGGATAATTTGTTAAGTCGAATACAAATAATGTCTGATTGCCTTCGTTTGAAGTAAATCCTAAACTGTTTATAGTTACCGGAACACCGTATGTTGTAACAGAATCGATGTTGTTAAATGCACCATTTACCAGTGTTTGTACATATGCAAGTGTGTTTCCGGATACTTCTTCTGTGTATGCAACAATACCAGTAACTGTTACAGCACCCTGGACTTGGGTTAGTGTATCACCGTCGGAAATACCCAACCCAGTTCCACTCAATTCTACAATTTGATCAACGTTGTATATTTTTACAGGTTGAGCCAAATCTTGAGTCAACAACACTGTTGATGCTTTTTCTTCTGGATCACTTCCTTCAGCAACCAAACCAAACGTACCGTAGCTGTTGTTGCCAGTTAGAGATCTAATCTGAGCTCCGTTCAGTGAGTAATATCCTGTATAACAGTAATATGTAAAAACTGATACTAGTTCAGTGCTTGCATTATTGTTTGCAACGATTCCATATCCTAGATCGTTTATATTGGTAAAATCGTTTGCAAGTATAGATTTGTTACCACCGGTTAATAATGTAATATCAAAATATTGACTGTTTGTAGAAACTGGAACAGTCAGACCATTTCCACTGTTACTGGTTTCATCTAGCATAAGTGTTGTTTTTGCAACAGTGGTTGAACCGTCAACACTTAATGCAACAGGTTCGTAATCCTTGATAGCATTAACTTGATATCTTACCCCGTCAACGAAAAAACTAGTTGGCAATGTTGGTTTACGAATGCCAAGCCCTGTGTATACTGGAGTCTCAACGTCTAATTCAAAATTTCCATTTTTTCCAACTATTCTAACGGCCATGTTTCCACTGTAACCGTCTATGTATGCACCACCTGAAAATGTCTTGGCATTTTTGCTTCTAGAAAAACTTGAACACGATTGTATAAATGGCGAGCGTGTAAGTATTTGTCCTTCTGGATCTAACACAACACCGAAGCCGCCGTGTCTTTGGAATGTTAAACTACGTAAAATAGTTCCATCATTCATCATAAACATATCTAGTTCTTTGTTGTTTTTAGGTGTGCTGTTAGCATTGCTTGGATCAGTTAAGTAATGATGTCCATAATAGCCAGTTAGGGTACTGTCAGATCCGTACTTTCCTTCAAGCCCACCGGTTGTTACAGTGTTGCCGTCAATAACAGCATCTCTATAAAACCAAATGTCAGCCCATGGAGATTGACTTGGGCCGTCTGCTGGTCTTACTATAGTTCTTCTAAAATCGTCGCCTATGATAGATGTGTTAGTAGGAACACGTATTGGTAAATGCTCCTCATATATACCAGTTTCGACGTTAATTGTAACCTGTTGAACATTGGATAGATTGTTGTATTCTAGTTCTTCGCCTACTTCAAACTCAACTGGTTCAAGCAGCTGAATAGTTACTTCATCGTAAGAAGGCGTTCCTACAATATCTTCGCCTCTGGTGTAGGTAACAATTCTACCTATAGCACTAGAACTTTTTCCTCTTATTAATTTTCCAGGAAATATATCAGGATTGGAAGATATTGACTGGTCAACATAGCTGTTTGGACCACTGTTAATTCTAAATGTATAATAATTTGTACTTTCAACAAGTGCAGGATCGTTAACATTTGGGTTGATAACATCTAATACTGTATCAAACAGGTCTTTGACAGCATCATTCCATTCTGTGCTTTCAAGAATAGATGCAGCTACCAATGCTGCAACAGTTGCAGTACGAGCCTGAGTAATAGCATATGCAGTTTGTGTATATTGTCCATTAGGATCAACTGCTACTTCTGCAATTGGATTTCTAAAATATCTCAGTCCAGCATACCTTGACAAGTAATTGTGTTTGATTCCACTGGATATACCTGCTTGTACATCCAGCTTAACAGCATCAAGTATGTAATTTAAATCTTCTCTCCATTGAGTTTCATCAAAAATAAAAGTAGGATATTGAGATTGTATTGCTGCGATTGCTGTGTTTACAATTGATAGCCTTTGAGCTTCAATAGTGGAAACTACTAGGTCTTGATCTACATCTGTATTATAGCCCGGAGTACTGTTAACATCTGCATTTATAGCACCATCGTTGTAGGTTATAGTTTGTGCATAAGGTCCTAGTTCTGGTGCACTTCCTTGCTGTAGACGTTCTGCTTTTTGACAGGCTGCTGAAATTGTTCTGTATGCATAGCTGAAGGATCTTCCTGTTTTACCCGGAGGAGTATTTGGTTGTACGTCTGATCCAGATGTAGCAACAAACAGGTTAATAATACTTGCAAAAGATGATGAATCAACATACAGCTTGGTTGCAGCTTGTAGGTCAAATTCAGTATTAGGAGTTCCAACTCCGTTAAACGGATAAGGGTGATCTGAAAGATACAATGGTCCTTGCATTGTATCACCTTGGCGACGAACTATTACTTTTCTTGGAACAGCTTCGTTTTCTAACCAGTATCCTTCGAAAAGTTCATTGATCCCAGTATCAGTTATAGTTTGTATTCCAGATCCGCCGCTGAGAGTAATTTTATTTGCTCCAGACTTAGCATCTGCGATAGTATAATGAAAGCTCAATTGGTTAGAATTAACATATCTTACAAAATAAACTGCGGCAGCAACACCAGACCCTGTTCCGACTCCTGTTGCAACAAAACGATCTCCTACAGCAAATGTAGTTGCACCAATAGCTGACCAGTTGGTGTCTCCTACAGTTACAATTTCATAGGTTCTTCCAGAAACAAAACTACCTGCGTTGACGTTTTCTAACAACGGAGTTGCATTTGTGCCAGTGCTGTTGTATAAAAATCCAACTCCGTTAATACCACTGTTGAAACCGTGATTGTTTATTACAGCATTTCCGCTGGTAAAACTGTTGATTGTTTTTGTATATTCTGCAAAGCTAGTAGGTTCTTCTCTAACACGTATAGGACCCGAAGGTTGCAGATAATTTGCGTCTGTATACCCTTTGCTTACAAGTAAATTGTCTGCTGAGATTGGGCTTCCTGCACCGTGTACAGTGTTCCACTCGTTAATAAGTGCGTTAACTCCTGCTGTATCCAATAGGTCTGCTTGAGTTAGATTGTCGTATGCAATTGCTGCACCCAGTTTTAAAGGCTGTACAGTAAACGGTGCAGGGTCTTGACTTAATTTGGTGTTAACAGCTTTAACCATCAGTTTTCCGTCTGCAACAGAAAACGCAATAGTATTGGCAGGATCTAATGGATCATTGGTTCCAGCATCAGAAACAAACGAGAAAAAAGATATGCCCGATGCATCATTGTTAACAAGTAAAACTTTGTTTTCGTCTTGCCCTACAACGTATTCTTGTGGCACATCATCTAGTGTCGTAAAACTGATTTGGCCACCAAGCCCAAATACTGCGTAAAGTTCGTTAAGATTTTCGTTAACTTTACGAAAGGATTCGCGGATACTATCGCCGGTGCCGTCGTTTCCTTCTACGCCAATATTAACTATTTGTTGTGCCATACTCAAACTCCATTATATGTCAGACGATTCAAGCTCGTCAAGATTAAAATTTACACTTACTCCGCAACCGCAACTGTTTTTTGCATTTGGATTGTGAATTTCAAAGTTGCTGCCTACTAAACTACGAACATAGTCTACTTTAGTTCCGATTAAAAACATAAGACTGTGCGCTCCTATAACAAACCGCCCTGCATTGTCTGTGTGTACAACAACGTCATGTGGTTGTAATTCCGAAGGATGGGCCATAGTGCCCCAGTCGTATTCAAATCCTGCACATCCGCCACCGCGAATATTCAAGCTAATTGCATAGCAATTGTTTTCTTGACAAAGCGTGTCGATCTGTTTTTTAGCTGATTCTGTAAGTGTGCAAACTTCCATGTTATTCCCTTTCTATTATTTATAGGTATTTTTTGTAATCTTAATGTAACTAAATACATATATGTTTATCAAACAAAGCATAGTCGAAACCTCACACGTGAGAAAAAGCAAAACTGGGGTTGAACATTATTATACCCGCAAGAAAACTATTGTGCATTTTCGTTGCGATAATTGTAATGAAGAATTTACACGTGAAAGAGGATCAATGGATCCTAAAAGATTGAGCAACAATTACTTTCATGTGTGTGCGGAATGCGACATAAAAAAATTCGCCCAACGCAAGGGCGTTGAGCGTAAACGAGTTTGGACGTTAAATGCTAGTTCAGAGTTGCCTATAAATAAACTTTAATCTGAACGTCTGTTGAATGTTTGTATTGCTTGCTTACGCTCGTTGCTTTCAATACGCATCCTACGCTCTAGCGTAGCAAGTCTGATATCTTGCTCTTTAATTTTTTGTTCAAGATTTTGAACATACTTTTGTGTAGGAACATTGCGTTCAACTCCGTCTTCACCTAGCACAGAATAGTGGTCAGCGCCTTGTCCGCGCAAGCCACCTAACACTCTGTTTGTGTTTTTATTTGTTTCAGCGGAAGGTCTTGACCCACCATACATACGATTTAAATAACTCATACAGTATTTATTTTTTTAGACTGTTCATACAACTTTATTGAAGCAAGATTTTTCATCTTTGCTTCGCACATGATGTCACCAATGTCCCAGAAGCTTAATGCCCACTCATTCACAGCAGTGTTCCAGTAATAGTCACTGTGCGCTCTAAGCTTGGCCTTTTTGTGCCCAGCAGCAAGCAATCCAGCAAAATCAGGTCGTACATTAACATCGTGTCCAACTAGATAATCTTCTCTGCTTACACTGTAATGTAGAGCAGGCCGAGCGCCGCGCCAGCTGTCAACAATTCTCTTAACACGGTCGTCGTCAGCACTGATGTATTCGCCGCCGCTGTGGCACCAATGGTGATGAAGATCTAACACAAGAGCAACATGCTTTTCAAGTTCAAGACTTGCATCAATGCCCCAACTGTTTTCGTCATTCTCGATAGTAATACAGTTTCTTGCTTCGGGGCTCAATTTAGGTAATGCATCAATAATGCCAGCAGGACCACGTCGACCACTGATATGCACGTTGCATTTAAAGTCTTGCCATTGCTTGCCGTAGCCCATCCAGCGGATAAGATCGCAGTGATATTCAAACTCATCAATGCTGCGAGCCACAATGTCGTCGTTGTCACTGGCCAATACAGTGAACTGACCTGGGTGCATAGACAAGCGAACGCCGAGTTTACGTGCAGTTTCGCCAACAGCACCATAATGTTTTTCGCAATATGCTAGTACATCAGGTTTACGCCAAAAGTACCGCCAGTTTTCTTGAGTAGCACAAGGCAATTGATTACTGCCTAGTCGAACCATTCTAAGTTCTGGAGGCAAGCTTCCTACGTATTCTACTAATCTTTTAGCTGCGGCAGCGTTGTGTTCCATGATTGACCACAATTGTTGTTCAGCAACATCACGAGTCTGACGGTTAAGCCAAGCAACTGTGGTACACTTTTCTGTTAATGGACGTTGAATTTCCTCCAACAGTTTTGTTGAAAGAGTTTGATCGTTGTGCAAATATTTGCAAGCAAAGCCGATTCGTTGTGTCATTTTTTTGTGCCATCCGTGTTAAAACGTTTGCTGTTATACCAAGCGTACTCAACTGTTATTATAGCACCGTGTCCTTTAGAACGCAAGAGCGTATACCATTCGACAAATAGTTTTATTCGTTTCATATCCAATTTGCCCTCGGCCATTCATCAACACAATCTGGTATGTTGGGTTCACCATGAAATACTGCAATGCTTGTTTGATCTAGTATTTTAGGAGTTCCTGGATGCCTGAAGTTTCTTCTTCCGTTAACAACACCTAAATCGGTTCTACTACGCATTTCCCACTTATAGCTTTGTATCCACTCGTCGGGCCAGAAAACAAATTCTTTTATATGCTTGAACATCCAATCCTGATCGCCGTGCATTCTTTTAGTAAACTGTTGAGGATCTTTCTTAAAAATTTGATATTCACTGTTATAGTATCCTGTTTTTACTCTAAAAACACTGCTGTTCATACGATCCCAACTTTGTCTAATATTTCTGTTGAAGTCTCTTATTATACAAAAATTTTTGTCAGGTTTATAAGTAAACAATTTATCAATGTTTTTAAATACTATAAGATCAAGGTCTAAGAAAATCAAAGTTCCATTGATAGGAAGTTCGTTGCTCAAAAACCAAACTTTATACCACCATCCAGACACTGGTATATCAGGCAATGGTTCTACTCTTATAGATTTGTCAATACCAGAACGATTTTCTGTAAAGCAAATAAATTCATGATCAATAGTTAGATTTCTTGATACCATGGACTTTAGTTTGTTAACATATTCAGAGCCGTACTTGTTGCCCCACTTTAAACACACCACATAGTTTTTATTTTCTTTATTTAAAACTTTAGAAGATTCGGGTATTAGAACAGTCGAAAGGCCCTGTTTTTCAAGGGCCTTTCTTGCTTTTCTATCTTCTTTGGTTTCACCGTGCGGATGAGTCTTCATTTTATCTTTCGAATATTGCGCTGTTGGCACCATGCTCTGCGCATTCTACACTCTCAACCCAGCAACGTCCACCAGTCATTTGTTTTACTAGCAAATTAGCATAGTTATATGCATGATAAGCAAACTTCTCTACACCTACACCGTCAAGAATGGTTAGTTGTGCTAGACCTCTATCTTCAAGAAACTGAAAGTCGTTGAGGTGAGGATCCTTTTCATCCAGAACAACCTTATGATCGAATTTATCTTCCAGCCATGCTTTGAGAGGCTTCAAGCCACCAAAGTCAACAACCCAGTTCTTGTTGTCCAGTTCGTTGCAACCAAATACAAACTTGAATTGCAAGCTGTATCCGTGTAGGAAGCGACAATGTGAATGATCAGCGTGTGGCTGTCGAAAGCAAGCACTCAGACCAATGTTATGTCCGTATGTTTTAGTTGAATAGTATGCCATTTTATACTCCTAATAATGGAGTGTGCGGAATATTTATAGTGGGTCGAACACCTAGTCCACTCGAAGTACTTATGAAAAGTTAAATGATATCTTTTCGAATTTGTTCAACTTCAAGTTTAATTTGCTCCAATTCGCCAACAGTAATGTTGATAAATTTAGTTAATTTTAGAATACAATGCAGTGCCCACAACCAGCAACATGAAATAACAATAACCCATGTAAAAATTGCGATATTAAAAGCTGTATCTAAAATTATTATTTTTAGTATTAAAAATATAATAGTAAACAGAATGGTTAAAACTGGAATAAAATACAAGACTTTTAACCATTCTGTGTTCTGTGTGTTATTCGTCCTCATAAAATATTTATATAGGCAATAACTTAATTAAACACACTATTTAACGAGACTGAATGACAGAATCGGCTAGACCGTAATCAACTGCTTCTTTAGCACTTAAGAAAGTATCTCTGTCCATGTCACGCTCGAAGTCTTGGTATGTTTTACCTGCACTGTTATGCTGCACATACAACTCGGTCAATCGAGATTTCCAATACATAATTTCTCTGTAGGAAATTTCAATATCGCTGGCCATGCCTCTTGCACCACCGCTGGGCTGGTGGATCATATGTCTAGCATTTGGAAGTAGATATCTATGTCCTACTGCACCAGCTTGCGCCAAGAAAGACCCCATGCTACATGCTTGACCCATTACAATGGTATGCACTTGGGGTTTGATGAATTGCATAGTATCGTAAATGCTCATACCAGCAGTAATAACGCCTCCAGGGCTGTTGATGTAAAACTTGATTGGCTTTTCAGCGTCCTGTGACTCTAAGAAAAGCATTTGAGCAACAATTAGATTTGCTCCGTTATCTTCTACAGGACCGTTTAGCATAACAATACGATCTTTTAAAAGTCTACTGTAAATATCATAAGAACGCTCGCCTCGAGATTCTTGTTCAATTACCATAGGTACTAAGGGCATGTTTTTTCCTTCTTTATAAAAACACTATATAATATTTTTTTATTTTGTCAATCTCAATGAGATGCTTTAAGAATAACCACATCAGCATTGATTCTTCCACTGAGAACTGTTTCGGTGGTGTTGATTTCTTCTAAAAACTTTCTTAGCTTGATTTTGCCTGCTGCTTTGAATTCTTTCAATGTTTCTTCAGGCTTTCTAAGAGTTTTTTGCAAAGATTTTACTTCGTCGTAGCCTATAAGAGCACTGCCTTTTACAGTCATAACACCAGCATCTGCCGCTGCAACATATCGGCCAAGTTTGCGAGTTTTGGTATTGAACACCCAAATTTCTGTGCTCTGCAACAACTCAAGCGGATTAACACTTGCAATCTGATACTTGTCATCTACCTGTTTGTATTTGAGTCCTGAAACAATCTTGTCCTTGCTTGGTGCTTTTTTAACTCTTGGTTTTCGAGTAGCTTTGCTGGAGTCAATTACCAGCATACAAGCGCCTGCTAATGTTTCTAATGCAGACAAATATACTTGTGCATCTTTTTTTGTTAGATGACTGTAGCCTTCGCGTATTTGCTGCGCAAAGTCTTTTTCACGCTCGTCTTTGATCTTAGCAATACTTTGCGGAGTAGGAAGGTTGACAATTAAACGTGCCTCCTCAAGTTCGCTTTCATAAATTTTCATAATTTTGCGAGCATGTGCTTGAGTTATCTTGTATTTTGCAAAGTGTCCTGTAAAATCAAAACCTTTAGGATCAAACGTTTCCTTGTTTGTTAAGAAACTGTCCATCCATTCTTCGATGTCTTCTAAAGCGTCAACAACCTGCATTTGAATACGTTCTTGTATTGTAGGCACATATTTTACTTTGGGCTTTTCTACTACTGCTTCGTCAACTTCTACTTCAGGTTTGAGCTTGGCTAAAACTTGACCTTCGTCAGCTAGTTTGCTGATATACTTGACTATCCCAGTTTTGTATTGGTCTGGCACTAGATCTGGATTAGTCTTCAGCAAATATGCAGTAGTGGCCCAATGACTGAAATTTGAAGTCTTCCATTCGGGTAACTTATTGATATTTGCCACTACTTTTCGATCAAAGTTTGCTTTGATGTATTCTTTAACTTGAACTCCCCATTCTTTTGACTCGATTTCATAGTGAACAAAATGTTTTGCTCGCCAAAAGTCATCAGTGGGCATAAGCGCAAATCCACTTAATCGACGTGTTGCACGTACAGTTGCTTTTTTCTTTGGTTTTAATACTGCGCTGCGGGCCATAACAATCCTCGTTTCGTGTTACATTTAAATATACTATACTTTATAGTTGTTGTCAATGTCTATATTTAAGCCTGTAAAACGTTTCGTGCTTGGGATCGAGATAAAATTCAAACGTTACTTTGTACATGTGCGTTGCCGGTAGGTAGCGTGGCTCTTCAAACTCAATCTTAATAGCATGTTTCTTTAAATAAGTTAACCAATCCATGTAATAGAAAGAATCAAGGGCCATCATAACAGTTTCACGAGTGTGGCAATCAATCGGATCAAATCTAAATGTTACCTCTATCATGTTAGTCTTTTAATATTGTTGTAATCTTCGCTAAATTGTAGATAAAACCAAGTTTCTTTTTCAGTAGGCAATTCCCAAGTAATTTTATATGTGTCTTTGTACTGATCATGGTCTTTGTAACAATCTACGTTTACAATTTTACCGTGTTCTCGCAGATATCTAACCCAAGGTAGTATTTCCCACTCAGTTAGTTTTTCGATAAAAGCAGGAACATGTCCTTTGCATTGTATATCTTGTTCTTTGATTTGTAGTAGTGTGCTAATCAATCTTCGATCTCTTTACCATTTGCTACCATAGAGACCAACGTACGATAACGTTCGTATGCTTTTTTAAGTGCAGGATGTTTTTCTCTTAACGAACGTTCAAACGCAAGGCGGGTTTGCGTATCTCGTTGGTAAAAGTTAGCATTACCACTATTTTGAAAATAGCCTAAAACATCCAGTAATTGTTGAAAGTCGCTTTCACGCATACTAATGTCAACACTTTCTTCTATAAAAGTATTTGCGTCATACCGATCTAAAGGTAGTAGTTCTCTAAAATCTACTTTACTATATTCAAACGGAACAGATGTATAGAAACGTTTGTTACCGCGACCTATACAAGCATTAAGATGATTTTCTAAATACTTGCGTCCGTTTGTTCTATCAGAGTGGCTCAATTTTCAAAACTCTTTGAAAAAGGCATTTTTTGGCAAAAGCTTCAATGCAATCAGTCATTTTCAATTCCAAAGTGTCTTAAAATTCGATGTTGATAAAATATTGAAGGATTTGACCCGTCATAGATGACTCGATTACATTCCTTAACGATTAATTCAGCAAACCGTTCAAGTGCGCCTGGATCATTCAAAGACTCTTGCCAGATACGCACAGGCTCTACCCCTGTTTCCTCATCTGCCCATTTGGTTTGTTTTAGTCCAGCTTGTTTCGCAAGTTCTTTGATACGAGGATGCATTGTTTCTTGAGCATGTCTTCCGTGAACGTAGTTAGGGAAGCTGCCTTGGTTAGGGGTTGATTCTGTCATAATTTTATAACCTTTGTACACTCTACAGTGGGTCTTAACCGGTGCCCACCTCTAATATCTACACTATAGCCTCTATTGTGCAATTCAGCAACCGCTTTTTCTATTATAGATTTCAGTTCAATATCAGTTTTGTCTCTCATAATTTCTCTCCTGGTGCAAATCCACGAAACGTTTTAAAGCGTGGAAAACGCAAACTGTAAGTACCGTCCTGATTCTGTGTTACGGCATCAGCCCTAACTTCGACAAGAGATCCAGCAAGATTACTACGGTCAGCCCAAAAAGCAATACGCTGTTCGTCTGTGAGGCCGCTACCGACATTGACCCTAATATCTTTCCCGTCATCCTGCCCAGCGCATACCAAAGCCCCAAGTCTTCCCGCATTTTTTCCTGTGCCTTCTTCATAGCCAATGATCTCCAGTGTTACTTCAATAAACGGTTTTGCTTTGAGCCAACTAGAACTACGTTTACACTCGTATGGTGCATCTAGGTCCTTGATCATTACTCCTTCGTAACCACCTGCTATAGCCGCCTTATTAAGCTCTACAAAGCGTTGGTAGCCTTCTGCTGTGTCAAGGTCCACAGTTTCCCAACCTAGTGCTGTAACGTGCTGTAGCGTGTCTGTGTGGTCTTCTACCCAAGCACTTACTAGCTCGCTACGAAAGTTTTGAGGCTTATCCCATTGTTTGTTTTTAAAACAGCCTAGCGGAATGATATCAAACAAGTTGAGTACTGCATCTTTTGCGTTTACGTTTGACTTGCGCTGCACTTGTCGCATAAGGTCTTGGAAGGTGGCACTCATAATTTCACCATCCAGCACCAATGGATATGGTGCAGGGTGATCTTTAAGAACTGCACGAATTTCTTCAATGATATGATCAAAGTTATGGAACTGCTTACCATTGCGGCTAAACATTTCAATGCTCTTACCATCCCTGTCGTTGATAACAGTAAGCACACGAACGCCGTCTAGTTTAACTTCAATCTGCTTTTTGCCCCGCATCTTGTCTTCGTGATTTGCACTGTCATGTGCAAGCTGACATTCAAAAACAGGAACTTGATATTGTGGATGCTTTTTACAAACTTTGTTAACAGTTTTTTCACTCATGCCACAACGCAAATCTTTAATAAGAATACGACGATACCAATCATTCCACTGACTTTGTGTAGCAATAGCCATTGCGAGATGAACAGCATCTCTAGCAGCATGACCAGTAAGTTCACGATTGCGCAGTTTTTCTGCTAGATCAAGGAATACAGGCCAAGCCAGCCCTTGCCCATCGTCAAGA